CCCTTGAACCATCGCTTGACGCTCTCCCAGACGGAAAGAACAGCGTCAGCCGCAGCGGCAAAGCCTTCTTTCATCGGCCCCCAGATGCCGAACATCTCAAAGAACGCTGCGATCAGGTTGCCCACGGCCTGGATGATGCGCATAATAGCATCCAGCATCATGCCGCCCCAGAACGACATCCCTTCAAAGTCCAGATTACGCACGGCGCTGAGCCAGCCGAACAGGCTGATCGCCACGTCAATCAAACCGCCGAACACCTGGAAGGCGGTACGCACGCCGGATATGAGGAAGGCAAAAAGCTGTTTCCCCGCCTCTTGCAGAAGCGCCCAGGCTACGCGCAGCTTTTCGGCAATCTCTTCTCCGGTGCCGAACTGTTCCCAGAGGGCGGAAAAGGCCGATGTGCCGCCCCGCATGTAGCGGATCAGATCGTCCACAAGCAGGGCAAGTCCGGCTACAAGTGCTATCAGCGGCAAAAAAGGCGCGGCAGCGGCGGCGATCATGGCAATAAACGCCTTGATCGCCGGGAGCGCCACCATCGTGATCACGGCGGCCAGCCCCAAGAAAAAGGCCAGCACAAAGGACTCGTTTTTGCGCGTCCACAGCGCCACGGTAGTCATGCCCTCGGCCAGCCATGTCAGAGCCGGTACGGCAAGGCGCATGAAGATCGCGGCAACGCCAGCCGTGGCCACGCCCAGGTCATCCTTTGCGGCCTTGGCCTTGTTGGCGATCTCCGCGTCTTTCTGGGTGAAGGCGGAAAGCTCTTTCTGCCGCTTGATCAGATCATCAACTGCGCGGCGTCCGGACTGCAACAGCATTATGGTGCCGGTATCCAGGCCGAGCTTTTGCCCCAGGCCCATGCTTTCCGACTTGCTCAGCCCTTCAAACTTTTCCGCCAGTTCAGGCAGAATATCAAAGACCTCACGGGCCTTTCCTCCGGCGTCCGTGACCTGAATGCCCAGTTCCTTGAAGAACGGCAGCACCCGCCCGGTTCCGGTCGTGGCTATCTGGGCAAGGCTGGCCGTCAAAGACGCTACCGTTGCCTGAAATGCCTGGGCGCTGCCGCCCGCGCCGCGTCCCACGGCATTGCTCCAGGCTTGCATTTCTTCAACGTTGACGCCAAGGGACTCGGAAAACACACCTACGGCAGCAGCGTTTTCAATATAGCTGGTGGCCGTTGCCCGCAAAAAAGCGAGACCGCCGATAACGGCAAGGGCACGTTTGGCAACGCTGGCCAGGCGTTCAAACCCTTCCGTGCCCTTGGCCGCTGCGCCTTGAAGCTCTTTGCCCGTGCGGTTGGCGGAAACCGATACCCGATCCAGCGAATGCTGCGCCCCGGTAGCCCCGGAGGTCACACCCCGTGAATCAAGCAGCAGTTTAATTACCAGTTCACGCGCGGTCATTGAACGGCCCCCAGCATTTGCGGTTGTGGTGATCCACCACCAATACTTCCATCATCAAAAAGGCATCCTCAAGACTGTACACGGTTTCCAGTTCGTGCAGCGTGGCCTTGCCCGCGCTGATCAGGCATCCGATGACATCGGGGAGGTTTGCGTAGTTTCTGAGGCCGGACGGCTGTTCAGCAAGGCTTGGAGGGAGTCCAGGCTCACGCCGTCTGTGGAAAAACCCAGGCAAAGGGCCAGCACCTCACCCCGCAACCGTAGTATTGTTCCCGCGCTGCGCACGAAGTTTTCCACGTTGCCGTTGTGCAGTCCCACAACGGCTTCCGGCTTGGCGGGGTCCGGCACAACGGCAACCTGGCGCAGCAGCTCGTCATACAGGGATTCCACCTTGTCCCAGGTCAGGCCGGTCATGCACTTCATGCCCGCCTGAATCAGCGCCACGGTGTTGGAGTTTTGCGCGGCCTCAGCCACTTCCGGCGGAATGTCCGCGTTAGAGCCGAAAATAGCGATCAGGGCGCGGGCACACCACTTTTCCAGTTGCAGGGATGACATTTCACGGATGCGGAAGGTCTTGCCCTCGTCCCGGCCCTTTTCAATCGTGATCAACTTTGTTTCCAGCATGGCCTGCTCCTAGATGTTGGACCCGGTGAAGGACTCAAAGGTGATCTGGAAGGTTCCGGCCTGTAACACCTGATTGGCGTTGGGGTGTGTACGGGCTTGGGTCAGAAAGCCGCGCGTGCCCGTCATGCGTCTGCCGATACTGGGAAGATCAAACAGAGCCTCGCCGGGCAGCGCCTCACGGATGGTTTTCTGATACTGATCCCAGTCTTCAAAGGTTTTACGGGAAGGCGAATCCGCCGCCAGAGTGATGGTCAGCACCGTGGGAGTAGGCGTGAAGCCGCCGGAAAGGTGCCCGTCAATGCTCATCTGCACCTGGACCGGGTTGTGATCCGCCGATTGTACGGCGGCGTCCGTTCCGAATGCCTCAATAGTGACCGGGCTGTCATACAGGCCGGGCACCCTCAGGGTGAAAACGGCATTGGCCGAAGTGATTGTAGGGGCCGTCATGGTACGCTCCTTTTACAAAATGCCCGTGCTGGACATGTCGATTTTCTGAATGCTGCCGCCGTCCATGTACCAGAACTTGCAGGGCGGCGATCCCCTGTTGGCCCTGACCTGTGCGGTTGCGGGCAGAATTTGCAGATACCAGCCCACCTGGGTCAGCGTGTCGGCGATAGCTACCCCGGCCTCGGCATTGACCTGGGCGGCCTGGGAGTTGGAAAGCGGCACGCCGGGCACAATTGCCCCGAAGTTCAGGTATTTCTGGATCGGGTCCATGCAGGCCAGAATGGCGCGGCCATAGCCCTTTTGATTGTAGGGCAGCGATTTGACGCTGGCGAACAGGGTCATCAGCGTCAGTTGCAGATCGTTGTTGATGGCAATGGCGTTGCAGTAGGTATCAAGCCATTTGAAGTCACCGGAGACCTGCCCGTTCTGGAAGAACTTGAAACTGTCGTTGGCCGTGTGAAAATCCGCGTAACAGTTGTACCCGTTCTTGAGCAGGGCGTCATAGATGTTGGTATCGTCACAGGTGACGGCAAGGCCGCTCTGCGCCTTGAACGCCCAGGTGATGCGCCCGTCCCGCTCGTTCCAGTCAATGCTGGAGCCGGTGCCGAGCACAAAGGCCGCAAGCTCCGGAGTGTTGTACACCGGGCATGTGCCAGAAAGCCCCAGCTCCTTGACCTGCGCGCCGAAAGAGGCGGTGGAAAAAGGCATGGTGGCGGTGATGTCCGTGTCCCAGGGCACATAAACCTTGTTCACCCTGGCGAAGTCATTTACCCAGCGGGCAAAGGCCATCTTGTCATCAAAGTCCGGCTCCCACACGGTCATAAACTGCACCCAGTTACGGGTATAGTTCAGGATGTTCTGCATACACTCCACAGGGGTCTGGGCGTTCATGCCCTGGGAGATCAGCGCGCCGGTGCCCAGGGTGAGGTTCAGCAGCGCGGAGAGGTCCGCGCCGGACGTGGGAGCGCCCGCAAAGCTGATAGTGGATGTCTCTCCAGATGCTGGGCCGGTCGTGGGGCTGGTGATCTGAAAGGCGCGGGTCAGGCTGGAATATGGCCCGGCGTTCCGCCGTGTCGGCGGCTTCCCGGCTGCGGGCTTCCTCGCACTCTGCGGCCTGGCCCCAGAGGGCGGAAATTTGTGTTCCCCGGTAACGATGACCCCGATGATAAAGAGGAAGCACACCACGGACATTGTTTGCGTGCGCGAAAGACGGCCCTGCTTGTCGGATATGAGTTCAAGCAGCTTCCTCATGCGGCACCCACCGCCTTCATAACCGCCTCAAAGGCCAGGCCCGGCGTGTTGCGGCTGCTTACAACGGGACGGCCACGGAGTTTGTAGCCGATTACGTTTTCACTCTCACGGCCGGGAGCCACGGCAAGATGAACCCAGCCGCCTCCCATGCAGATTTCTTCCAACAGAAGCTCGGTGTATATGCCGTGTTCGTGCAGGAACGTGAAAAGCTCCACGATGGTTACACCGTCCGGGTTGCGGCTGCCGATCTGAATATCGAGCGCATGGCCCTGGCTGTGGTGCGATGTAGTGGAGCCCCCAACAGCGGTATTGAGGGCCGATGAGCGAAAGCCGGAAGTGATGTTCAGCGCAACGCCGAAGTGACTACGTGCTTTCTGAGCAACGCGAGTGACGCGTTCAAGATTGTCCCAGATGCGGCGCTCGGTAGGCGCGTTATTGATGCCACGCGCCCTGGCGGTGGCGCTGGCAATGAGTTCGGCATATTTGAAAT